CTTTCGCTTCTTACCGTAACCACAAGCCATTAGCTTCTCCTCGATTTAGCACCGGAGCACTTCCAGCGCTTTCTAGATAGGTTGTTAGGGGTGTTGGGATCGTTCTGCTTCTTCTTTGAGAGTCGCTTCTTGATCCCCAGAGAGCGCGCGCAGTACGAGTCGCCCTTACTTGTCCCTGGTTTAACCTTGGCGCCCTTCTGGCCGTATGAGACTTTTCTACCGGATGCCGTGGTCTTTACTCGTGCCTTTCCTTTGCGTGGTGTAGCCATATTATACCTTACAGTAGGAATTCAGTCGCCGCAGTTGGATTGTATAGGCCACGCTCTGCTTGCGTCTTAAACGTGAGTAGGCCCTCTACCACGTCCTCAAGTATGCCCGTGTATGCCGGACTATAGCCACCTAAGAGGCCTTCACGAGCCTCTGGGTCTAATGCTCGCTTGATAGGCAAGATATCACCGTAGCTATACGACTCTTCGTTCTTCTGTGGAAGCTGTGACAACAAGCCTTCCAGCTCTGCGCCGGCAGATACCGCGGCTGCTGTTGCAATTGGGTTAGCATTTACATTGACACCGCGCGCCTCTAATCCTCTCAATATGTCTTCCGTAACTCGCCCATAATACGGCTTCATTTGCAATGCTCGAAGCTCGTTTGCTGTAGGCCGCAACGCATCACCGACAAGTTTTTGTTCTTCGCCTAATCGCGCATCAGGTAGTAGCTCAAAAATACTAACGTCTTGATCGGTGTAACCCACCCCTCGACCGGGCACACCCATAGGATAGCTCGCGTGACCACTTTCAGTAATTATTGGAGAGCCTGTAAAAATCTCACCAATATTCTGAATACGCCCATCTAACGCCGTAGCTTGCGTTGGATCTAGCACCGCCGATCTTGCTTCACCGATACCAATTCCGCCTTTATTGCGGAAAAGCTTGTCCATGCGATCCATTAATTCTTTACGTACTGAGTCAGGCAGATTGCGGAATGTCTCACGCGATGATGGGTCATCAATGCCCTTCCAGCCATCAACCTTTAAGCCCTTATTTTTATACTTTTGCGTTTTCTTATCCCAGCTACCTTTAGTCTCGAAGCCTTTAATGAATTCATCTAAATCTGACTTCTGGCTTTTTGTCATCGCCGCTTTTGCGTACTCCAGCATGGTCTCACCAGTCATAGTGGCGAAGTCACCGCCAGAAGGCGCCATCCTCCACGGAGCAAACAATGGCGTCTCACCCGGAAACAAGTCAGCCGCCGCCATAATTTGATTAACGGGATTTTGAGCTGAAGCCCATACCATGCCGGGGTTTTCAAACATGAAGCCCTGACCACCCTGCAAGTTAATCGGGGTCTCAAATACAACGTCATTGATACCAGTTAGCAACCCGCCAGCTTGAGTCCTGTCTGACATCGTCGATATGATTGGCCTACCTTCGAGAGAGCTTAGCGCGAGCCTGTCGGGGTTTACCGTTCCCCTATCATCGATTATGTAGCGATTGTTCATGAGCTTTTCTTGCTCATATACACGGGGATCAAAACGTGGATCTAAATTACGGCCGAAAGATTTAGTGATAATTCCAGCCTCAGCATCTTCTGGCGCCATAGCCGCGGCAGCTAATAGCCCAGCACCAGCAACCGGAATAGCCCGGTCGCCAAGGATGTTAGAGCCTTTGTATTCAGGGTCGAATGCGGCGAACAGGGAGCGGACTCGAGTAGGATCAGAAGCGACAATCGTGTCAGTGAAAAACGTATCTAGAGCCTCTTGATACCCTTCATCGCCAACCCTCAAGCCGGTCATCGCCTCAAAAGCAGGATCGAAGGCTTTATAGTTAGGGCCAACATCAGAGACATTTTGGACAATGAGGCCGGGCGATCCAAACCTACGCGCTGTTCTAGCTAATTCGTCCGTGTCAAAGTCACGCACTACATTAAGATCGAAGATGCCCCGATCTGGCTCCATCGTTCCCCTGTAGCCGGGAAGCTCGCCAAACGTGGCTAACCGCTCACCGCCCAATAAGTAGTCAGGGTTGGTGATTCTGTTCCAGTCGTTATATCCCGCGTTGACGACATCGAATCCCCGCGTATCAACAGCAAGAGGCATGATATTGCCGGCGCGATCTGCGTAGCTTGCTGCGTTCACAGGCGAGCTGGACATAAAAAAGCCGGTGTTAGCAGTTTTACCCGTTGTAACTCTGTTGGGATCTACTATGCGAATATCATCGCCGCCACCATGAAAGGCAGTTGTAGGGTATAAGTCTTCTTGGCGCTCAATGATGGCCTCTGGACGCATATCAAGATCGCCATAAGCAATACGCTCGGCAACCTCTTTAGGGCGGCCCAGCCCAATTTGCCGGGCAATCTCATCCAATATGCCTGCTGCGCGCGTGCCTAACACTATAAAGCCTCCAATATTAGGCCCCAATTATATCAGACAATGCCCTTTAGGTTACGCCTTATGGGAGAACCCCAATCTGAGAACTCTTTCCTGCCTATCGCAAGGTATCGGAATGCATCCGCACAGTGTGATGTCCAGTCATGTAACGGCCTCTCAGCCCACACCTGCATGGTCTCATTGTACTGCCGGCGATACTGCCTAAGACAATCGATACCCTTCTCACACTTGTCCTTATCGAAGTAGCACATATCCAGTAGCGACCTGACCGCTTGGATGCCGTCGTCTACGTTTAGCTGTGGGGCAATCGATACCGGGGTTACGCGTAAGTTATCTAATACCTCTAACCGTGACCGGCCGCTGCCTAGCTCCCTAACCCTGACATCGTGAGGCAAGATATGCTGCTCGTAGATATAACCCTTCTCTTGCAGAATCCGTGCGTAGTGATCAAGGCCCACCCCGGCGTTCTCGTAGTAATCAATGAGCCTCACCTCTGGACCGACAAACTGCGCGAACCAGATAGCAGTAGAGTCACCAACTCCTAAGTCCCACGCCGTCACCACGCCCACTGAGCGCTCGTAGGGGACGCGATCTATCCTGCCCTCGTGTAACGCGTTAGCCATCTCATTCGTGTAGTAGGCGCCTTCTGAGAAGATCCTGAAGTCACCCTCCCAAATATGATCATAGACATCCGGGCGTTTCTTAAGGTCTTGCTGGCGCTCTTGCTCCAATACCGCTGGAAACCACGGGTTATCCCGCCAATTCATCTCAACGATCTTGCATTGCTCGGGCTCAGTTACTCGGAATCGATGATGCGTTGCGGATTTTTTGTTTTCAGGGTTCCATGTTACCCATATCTCTGAGTCGTCCTCTCGCACTGTAGGGATAAGCTTTTGCCATGCCGTCTCAGTAACTGTCTCTGCCTCGTCTACCCAGCACAGAAGAATACGGGCCTTAGACTTAATGCTATCGAGGTTCCTGCGTAAGCCAGAGAATACGTAGGTAATCCGCCCATCCCGGCTGCGTATATATCGCTCGCCTATCTCGTAGTAGTCCATGAGGCAGGGAACAGAGCGGATGGCTGACTTCACCTCCTCCATAGAGGATTCATCGAGAGAGTTTAGGTGTTCTCGTGCGCACAGTATCTGGCCTTGCTTGCCAGCCACACCCCAGCGCATTCCCCATACAGCAGTCATTAGAGCGAACGAGCGAGTCTTAGCGCTTCCCCGGCCACCGTATGAGCAACGGTATCTAGCTTCCCCGGTAAATAGGTCGGCTAGTTTAGGCGGTAGTTCAATCGAGACCTTTTGCGACAAGTTCAATCACCATTGGTGGAGTCATGGAACCATCGCTACTTGTTAGATCTGCATCCACTTGCTTTAGATCAGGTAGCGTCTTAGCGAGCATCTTGAGCCTCAATTCAGCCTGTGTCTTCTTCTGCTGAACCTTAGCTGCGAAGTGCTGGTCCTCTTCAGGGTCCAGCTCGCCGATTTGATCAATTAAATCAAAGATGTATTCGGCCTTACCCCTGATGCTTAATGCGCGCCTGTTCTCTTCATCTTTAACAGCGCGTACCTTTTGCCGTCTTGTCGTTGCCACCGTCCTAATCCTCGTCTGGGTGCGGTATTGAGTCGGCCCAGTACAGCCCCATGCTGTGTCCTGCCCGTATCTCGCCGTCCATAATGTCACTGAAAGTAAGAGGCCACGATTCCACAGTCATGTCGTCAAATGCGACAAGCACCGTTCTCTCGTTCTTAGGCATGTTGCCCGGTCGTACCGGATACCACTGGATACCAACCACTTGCAGCATACTATCGCCTCACTGCCAATGACCCGCTGATTCTAAGACTTATCCACAGACTCATCAACCGGCACGGGGTTTTTAGTGAATATCGACTCCCCGTACTTCTCGTAGATTCTTAGGTATCTGCGCATTGTGTCGTAGTGTACGCCCATGACTTGCGAGATAGACCAAGTGTCTACGCCTCGCTCAAAAAGAGACATCGCCTCCTGCATTTGGTTTTGGTTGAGCTTCACAACTAATCCCCAGATTCTTGTAGTCAGGCCAATGCCCGGCACAGACCATGTTTGT